CTTTCTTTGCCGTAAACTTGGAAATCTTTAAACTCATGCGTGTTCGGAAATATCTTGTTAAGTTTCATGTTTGTTTATTTTAAAGGGGATAGAAATACATCCTATCCCCTCGGCACTAAGGTAGCGATTCTGTCTGCGCCTATAATTTACTGCTTAATAGATGCAAATCGTTTTGCTAATTTAATTGTAAGAAATACATGGTCTAATACATCTTCAATTAGCAATTCAACTGCATCGTTTTTTAAATCAAATCTTTTCTTTAATTCAGAAATAAGCTGTTCTTGTTCTTCTTCAGTAAGATCCGTAAGTTCTTGTTTTACTAATTCTATTCCGGCAAATGCTTTTGCAGCAGAAAAAATTACAGGAACAAAACGTGGCGAATCTGTTACAATAGAAAACTTTTTGTCTTCTAAAGATTTAATAATAGCATCTAGTAAATCGAAACCAAAATTTAAAACTTCTTTTGTTTCTTTTACTCCTAATACTTCGTTTGGCATATTAATTAATTTTTAGTTATAAAATTTATCTTCTAAATAATCTTAAAATTATCCTACCAATATTAACTCCCGTTATTGAACGTATATTTTCAGCAATACTATATAGTTCAGTTGTAGCAATGGTAAAAGCCACCATGTATGTAATGTTTAAAGGCAAATTGAATGTAATACGACTGCCCTCAAAAATCATTATACCTACAAAGTATACAACTATTTTTTGCGATGTTCTGTATAGTCCTTTACTCGTGATTGCTTCTCCCCTTTTTCGAGCAGCAAGTATGCCGGTAATAGTATCAGCAAAAACCACAAAAACAGTAAACAAAAGAAATTCTTTAATTGGTATAAAGAATGATGCGATAAAACCGCAGCAAATAGCAAAAGCAATGCCATCATAACCAAGTTTTAAAATATTATAGATAACTGCTTTCATCACTCTAGTTTTATAAGCCTCACATTACCGTCCACCGTTGCAAATTTGCCATCAGCGTATTTATAGCAATCATATTTGACGGAGTTAAATGTAAAGGAAACTTGGTTGGTAAATGTAGATAGTAGCAAGTTAGTTGAAATGGTGTAAACTTTGCCATTGTCTGGATTAAAAATTAAACGCTTATTGTTGTTTAATTCAATTACTCCATCAATAATTTCACCGTTAAAATTTAACTTCCAATCTCCTAAAAACTTTGCCGTGTCTCGTTGTGCAGTTGTAAAATAAACAGGCTTACCGCTAATTTGAACGTGCAAATCATTGTAATAGTTAATTCTTTGCACCGTTTTACCTTTTGTAATTAAAGGCTTAGCGTGAATGGCTAACGTGTTACTTTGCCTTTCTGCATCGGTAACAAGGCTTTGAATGGCAGTTGCACTATCGCCCAATATTTGCTTTGAGCCTGTGACAGTGCTATCTGACAAAGTCGTTTGCTGAATGATGTAATAAATGTTGCCTTGCTTTTGTATGTACACCGTGTCTTTGACAACGTCTTGGGCAAAGGAAAACAAGGGAAGGAATAAAAATAGGTATCTCATTTTATTTATTTTCGAGGTTAATAATTCTTTGTTCAAGGGCTTTGATAAGCAGATTTTGTTCTTGTATGGCTTTGGTGAGGATGGGGATTAAAGATTCATATCTAAATAATAAATCGCTATTCCAATTTGTGTTGACTGCCTCTGGTATTATTTCTGCGACATCTTGAGCAATAAAACCTAAATCTTCTTCTTCACCTTCTATCCATTGAAAATTTACAGGATTTAATTGCAATAATGTTTCTAACCCATAATTTAAAGGTCTTATATTGTATTTAAATTTTTCATCAGACGTAGCAGTCGTTAAAGTGCCATCAGATGTTATATTTAAATTGTTGGAAAATGTACCAGCGCCAACTGCCGTTATCCTTGCATTTCCGACAACGTGGAGTTTTTGGTCTGGAGTTATAGTTCCAATACCGATATTGTTTGTTGCATTCTCAATAAAATAAGAGTAGGAAGATGTATTGTTGTTCCAAAAACCAGCATTACCAACAGCGTTTATTAGGAAACTGAACGACCTTAAAGTAGGAGTATAGTAAGTTGATTTTAATGTAAATCCAGCACCTTCACCACTTAAACTTAATAAATTTATTAATCCACTGGTACTACTTGCAGTATCTCCTATGGCAACTTGATTAACCCTTAATATTGAGCCACTGTATAATAAATTCGCACTTGTTGTTAATGCAGTTGTTGAAGATGCGTATGGTATTCTGGCAACTGCTCCAAATGTTGTTAAACCAGTACCTCCATTTGCACCTCCCAAAGTTCCAGTTACTCCCGTTGTCAATGGCAATCCCGTTGCACTTGTTAAAACACCGCTTGAAGGTGTGCCTAAGGCTCTGCCTGAACGATAGTAATTAGTGAGCATCGAAGCCGTGTCGCTCGGCAAAAGGTTTAAACGCAGCCATGCGTTGCTCGTTGCTTTTTTATAGTGCCATATTATATTTGTCGTGGTATCAAGAACCATGTAAGCCATGGTGTCAATGGAAGGCTTTCTTACCGTATCAGTTGCCGCCACGCCCCGCCAAATAAGCCCATCGGCAGTCGTCTGTTCACCAAGCGTTATTTTTTGGTTGCCATTGCTTGGATACTGTGCCCATGCAAGGCAAGGTATAAGGGCAAGGGCAAGGGAAAGTATTTGTTTCATGTTTTTGTATTTAAAAATTTCTTGATATTACTAACCATTTAGAACCATCTGATAAAATAGTTATGCTTTGTCCTGATGATACCTGATTAATTGTCGTGCTTGTTTTTGTATAAGGTTTTATAGATGTAAATGCCATATCCCAAGCATTATCACTAATATTAGCAATTGTTATAACTCTGCCTGTATTAGATGCTGCTGAACCTAAAAATTCTTTTGTTGTAGTACCGCTTCCAGCACTTGTTTGTTCAAATATATATATTGATGTTCCAGCCGCAATAACATCAAAATCACCTAAACTTGTCCCAGTTTCTTTTTGATAACCTGAATAATATGTAGCACCAGCAACTGTTAAGGCATCATTCACAACTATGCTTGAATCAAAAATAATTGTTCCGCTATTATCAAGAATACTTGAATTACCAATGCCATCAGTACTTGTAAATTTTGGTATGTAAGAAGCCGTTCCTGAACCTTTAATAACATCAACACCATTTTCCGTTATTGCACCTGTAACCGCTAAAGTGCTTGATATATTTACTTGATTTGAAAAAGTTTTATTTCCAGCAATAGTTTCATTACCAGTTAAACTTACTTTGGCATCAATTCGACTACTTAAACTAACTGTATCAAGATTATTTAAAACATTATTTCCACCTTCTGTTATATTGCCAGTCACCGCTAAAGATGTACCTATGTTTACATTTCCAGTAGTACGAGGTATAGAAATTGAAACGGCTGGATTAAATAAAGTAGTGCCATTATAATTTTTCATTTTTATTTCTAAATTATCGGAAATAGCATCATACATTATTTTTGCACCAAAATTAATATCTGTTGCAGATTTAGTACCTGTTTCATATAACATTATGCCTGAACTATCTTGAGTAGTATTATCTCGACTATTCAACATTATAAATTTCCCTCTTGATAATTCTAAATTTGCCGTAGGTGTTATACCTATCCCAATATTACCACTACTTTCTTGTATAATTGAATTTGTTAAAGTTGTTGAACCATTAAACAAAGACAAATAATTAGTTGTACCTGTTCCAGTTATTGGGTTGGTTAATGCATTTTGTTTATTATTAAAAGTTGTCCAATCTGTACTAGTTAAATAACCATTTCTTGCACTTGTTGCGCTTAATATATCAATCGCTGGAGTGGAACTTATATCAGTTATTGATATTGGGTTGCCAGATGTTCCTGCAGCCGTTACGCTTGTTACCGTTCCAGCTCCAATTGCACTACGAAAGTTTGCAGCGGATAAAGCCGACACAGAATTATCTGCATTAAATCTCGGAAAAGTGATTGCTGAAGGATTGGTTAAAGTAAAAATTGATTGCCCTATGGTTGTGCCTCCAAGGCTCGTTCGCCCAGTCGCTGCAACTAAACCTGTGCTGCCTCCATCCCATTTCAGCCTATCACTATATGCAGTATTCCAATTGCTTGAGTTATTTGTAATTGATGTTGTCCAGGTTGTACCTGTGCTTAGTGCAATGCCTGCCTCTGGATACACTGGATTGCCTTGAGCGGAGGAAACAGAGCCAATGCCGCTAACTGTGGCAATGGTATAGTTAGCACCTGATTTAAACGATGTCGATACAAGCGTTATTTGAGCAGTGTCTGTAATATCGTATTGATTATTGTTTAGCAATTGACCATTTCTAAAAACTAAAATATATGCCTTTAATTGAATTGGAAATTTAGAGGTAACTGTCCAGTTAAGAATAGCAGAAGATTGTGCAGGATATTCTTGTTTTAAAATTTTAATTGTATCATTACCTATAGCCACATCAACAATACTATCTCTTATTCTTGTAAATACGGTAGCGCTATCTAAAACTAAAGTGCCGCTTGTTGTTATTGTTCCTCCGCTTAAACCATAGCCAGTTGCTACGCTTGATACAGTACCTTTGGCATCTATTCTTGAAGATAAAGAAGCCGTATCAGCTGCGTTTAATTTACTTGCAAATCTTGTATTAAGATTCAATAAACTTGTATCTATTAATTCCATTAATACTGATAAATCAGCCGATACTGTGCCTGTTGTTGTGATAGGATTTGGTGATACTGTAATTCCCGTTCCTCCTGAAATAGAAGTTAAAGAACCACTACCACCACCTGAACCACCACCACCACGAGGAAATATAACTGTATAATTTTCACCTACTTTATAAGCAGTAGTACCAATAACAACAGAGGCATTAGTTGGTATAGTATATTGAGTAGGTAAAAGTATTTGACCATTACGATAAACCTGGACTACATTTACCCCACCGACAACTAACGTATCGCTTTGCGTCCAAGTCAAAGTAGCTGATGAAACATTAGTAAAATCTTGCCTTGCATAAAATCTGCCACTTGTATCTGCGTAAGCTTTAGTTGCGTAATTAGCTAACATTGTAGCCGTGTCACTTACTAAAAGTGCTGCGGTAGTGTCTCGCCATAAACCACCTTTATAATATAAAGAGGCATTTGTAACAGGCGAGGAAATACTAACATCATGTAATTCACTTAAACTAAAACCAGTAGCCACACGAATGGCAATAGTACCGTTATTTGAAGATGAATTAACACAAAAGCCAATTGGTAAATCAATGTTAGGTGCAACTGGCTCAACATCTGTCCAAACACCAGCAGTCGTTGGCGAAGGATATAGGATTGCTCCTGCTGCAAAAGTATCCGTATTTACTTGCCTTATTTTACCGTATGAAATAACGTATCCATCTTCTCCATCGGTTAAGTCATGAGCCGTAATTCCTAATAAATAAATAGGGTCAATTGTACCGTTTGCTATAAATTTAGATACTGATATACGACCACTTGAACCAACTGTTCCTGATGCGTAAACAAGGCTTCCTTTTGTAATAGTTGATCCTGTTTGATTCTTAACCAACCAAAAATTTTTAAAACCTAATTCATTTGGCACTTGGTCATACATACCTAAAACAACCGTACCTAAATCCGAATCCCATCGCATTTTAGCCGTGTCAACATTATTTGTAGGAACGCTTGTATCAAAAAACAATGAATCAACCGGTTGTGTAAATGATCCGCCACCAACTAAAGATGCCCATGCGCCTTGTTTCCATACATATATACTTCCTGTAACACTATCTAATACTAAATAGGCTTTTACGTTTTTATCTGCATAGCTTGTAGGTTTGGTAACTGTGTCAGAGGCAAGACCTCGCCAAACCAAGCCGTTGCCAGTAGTGTTAAAACCAAGTCTTTGTTTATTACCTGTAATTGGGTATGGAATGGAATCAATAGATGCAAAACTAAATGTAGTAATAAAGGCAAAGAGAACAGTCATTTGCTGCCGTTTGCCAATATTTATTTTGTCAACTACTTTGCCAATATACTTTCTGCCAATACCAAGAACTAATTCTTCTCCTAATGTTTTGGCTATTTTACCAATGGCTTTTAAAAACTTTCTTTCTTTTTTAGGCTTTTCCATTAGTTTATTATGATTGCAAAGATGATATAA